GGAATAGATAAAGTTATTTCACCAATTGGAACAAATTACGGTAATTGTATCACTTGTTTAGCGGCACACCCATAAATAACCAAAACACGTAGTGGGGATTAACCCTTAAAATTCAGGGAAATAAAAAATATTTTGAAAAAAAATGAAGTCAGGTTTTATAATCTGACTTTTTTTGTTTATACTTTACATAGATATATTTCTAAACAATTAAATTTTAAAAAAAATGAGTACATTCGAATCAGTACTGGCACAGTACGAGAAAAACAAACAGGTCGCAGGCGGCAACAGTAACAAGGTATCCCAAGAGGATAGAATGAAAAAGTATTTCACTACACTATTACCGAAAGGTTCAAGAAGTGGTGAAAAAAGAATCAGGATTCTACCAACAACAGATGGTAGTTCTCCATTTAAAGAAGTTTACTACCACGAATTACAAGTGGATGGTCAATGGGTAAAACTTTATGACCCAAAACAAGAAGGTAAACGTTCTCCATTAAACGAAGTTTATGAAGGTCTAATGATGACAGGAGTTGAAGCTGACAAGGTTTTGGCTCGTCAATATAGAGCTCGTAAATTTTATATTGTCAAAGTTATTGACAGAGAAAACGAACAGGACGGTGTTAAGTTCTGGCGTTTTAAACACAACAGTAAAGGTGAAGGTATTTTAGATAAAATCTTCCCATTGTTCAAAAACAAAGGTGACATCACCGAGACACAAAAAGGTCGTGATTTAATCATTACCCTTGGTTTAACCAAAGCTGGTAACGGTAAAGAATACACAGCAATTACTTCAATTATTCCTGAAGATATTACTCCATTATCAAACGATAATGATACAGTAAATTCATGGATTAATGATGAATTAACATGGGCGGATGTGTATTCTAAAAAACCAGAAGAGTATCTTGAGATGATTGCTAAAGGTGAAGTTCCAAAATGGGATGTTGAAACTAAGAAATACGTTTCAAATCTTTCAGAAGAAACAACTTTAATGTCACCATCGAATTCAAAATCTGAATCAGTTGTTAATGTCGACCCACAGGAAGATGCTGACGTAGATGACGATTTACCATTCTAATTTAACTGAACTTGGACACTTACATAGACAAAGTGTCCAAGTTCTTATTTTTTATTCATAAAATTACATACAACATAGACAATGGCAAAAATAGCAAAAAAGGAGTTTAACTTCAAAGAGAAGTTCTCCACGAAAACAAAATACAAAGAAACTAACTTTTATTTTGCTGGTGACGCATTTTTAAACGCTTGTGGATTACCGGGTCCTGTTATGGGTGGTATTAATATGTTCTTAGGACATAGTAATTCATCTAAAACAACCGCGATGATTTTAGCTGCGGCAGATGCACAAAAAAGAGGTGATTTACCTGTTTTTATTATTACAGAAAAAAAATGGAGTTGGGAACATGCGGTGGAATTAGGATTAAAAGCAACCAAAAATTCAGATGGTGAATGGGAGGGTGACTTCATATTCAACGATAGTTTTGACTATATTGAACAAGCAACGGATTTTATTAATGATATTTTAGACGCACAAGAAAAAGGAGAGATTCCACACTCAATTTTATTTTGTTGGGATTCAGTTGGTTCAGTACCGTGTAAAATGACATTTGAAGGTAAAGGTGGTAAAATGCATAACGCATCCGCATTATCTGACAAAATTGGAATGGGAATTCACTCAAGAATTTCAAAATCAAAAAAAGAAGATTATCCATATTATAACACAATGATTGTTATTAACCAACCATGGGTAGATTTACCGGATAATCCATTTGGACAACCCGAAATCAAAGCAAAAGGTGGTGAAGCATTGTGGTTAGCGTCTTCATTAGTATTCTTGTTTGGAAACCAAAAGAAAGCGGGTATTAATCACATTACGGCAACTAAAGGTGGAAGAACAGTATCATATGCAATTAGAACAAAAATTTCTATTTTGAAAAACCACGTAAACGGTATTCAATTTAAAGATGGTAAAATCATTGCTGTTCCTCAAGGATACATTGATGACACAAAAGAAGCTTTAGAAGACTACAAAAAACAATATTCACAATATTGGAACGCAATTCTTTCAGGAACGGGTGAAATCGTTTTAGAAGAAGAAACAGAAGATTCAATTGGAGAGTAATTTTTCAACCTATAAACAAAAAAAATTAAATGTCCGTACTACTTGTTGACGGTGACAACTTATTAACTATCGGGTTTTTTGGATTAAAAAACCACTTCCATAAGGGTAACCATATTGGAGCTCAGTATCATTTCATCAACACATTAAGAAGATTAATTGACATTCATCGATTAGATAAGGTTGTTGTCTTTTGGGACGGAGAAGAGGGTTCATCATCTAGAAAAAAATTCTACCACCACTATAAAGAAAATAGGAAAAGTAGAATTAGAACCGAAGAAGAAGTAGGTTCATATACTAACCAAAGAAATAGGGTTAAACAATATCTTGAAGAATTATTTGTTAGACAAGGTGAATATGAATTTTGTGAAACAGACGATTGTATTGCATATTATTCACAAAAGTCAAATGAGGAAATTTTAATTTATTCATCGGATGGTGATTTAACCCAACTTGTTTCTGAAAAAACACAATTGTTCAATCCTTCACATAATAGAATATATCAATTAAATGATATGTTTGTTTATGACCACGAAGAGATTCTTATACAAAATATTAAATTAGTAAAAATGATGTGTGGTGACCCGTCAGATAATATCGCGGGTATAAAAAATTTGGGAGTTAGGAGATTAATAGCATTAGTCCCCGAAATCAAAACCCAACCATTAACACTTGAAAATCTGATAGAAAAGTTTAATGCTCTATTTGAACAAGACCAACATAATAATTTAATTAAGAATCTAATTACTGGTGTTACAAAACACGGAGTATTAGGTGAGGAGTTTTACAATGTAAATAAACGTATTGTAAGTCTTGACGAACCTTTCCTTACCGAAGAGTCGATAACCTCAATAAAGTCCCTTATGAACGATATAATGGACCCAGAAGGTCGTTCATACAAGAACACGATGAAGATGATGATGGAAGATGGAATATTTCTTCTTCTACCAAAGTCCGATGACGCATGGATTAACTTTCTGAATCCATTTTTAAGACTAACCAGAAAAGAAAAAAATAAAAAATTAATCAAAATAAAAGACAATGACTAATCAAGACGCAACAAAATTCGAATTTCTATTAACTTTAGGTAAAAACATAGTTTGCCAAAGATTTTTTAACGTAAGAGACCATAATTCACAAGCTAGACGCTCGATGGATTTACATGAATATGTAAAAGATATTTGTGAAGAAATTTCATATGATTTGAAATCAAAAACTTTGGATTATTTGAGCGAAAATCAAGACTATTTTTACGGTTTGAAGACTGCAGAACCTGCAGAAAATGATGAAAAAGAATATTTTTTACTGGTATTAAAGCTAGGCGAAGATGTATTTATTCAAAGAATGTTTCCTTCTAATATCTATCACCCAAAAGTTAGATATACGGTGGACATTCGTCCAAGCCTGAAGAGATATCTGTCAGATTTAACTGCTATTTTATCTTCCGAGGAATTGGAAACAACATATTTAAATTACCAACTATAAAAAAAAAGACATTATGACAGAAAAGAACTTTGGATTTCTCGGAGCATCATTCCAGCAAGCCTTAATTAAATCAATTATTGAAGACAAAAAATATGGCGAGCAAATTATTGATGTAATCGATAGCAAGTACTTTGATAACAATTCCTTTAGATTTATTATTCAGAACATTAAGGAGCATTTTACCAAATATAGTAAGATACCTAATTATGATACTTTATCTCAACAAATTGTATTGGAGTTAAAATCGCAAGAAAACGCAAGAATACATTTGGATACCATATCAGGTATTAAGGACAACACACAAGATTCGTCTCTCGTAAAGGATGAGGCTTTAAATTTTTGTAAACAACAAAATTTAAAAAAGGAGTTAAAAAGGGTAAATCAGATTATTGACAACGGCTCATTTCAAGAATATAGTACCATTGAAGGTATTATTCAGAAAGCAATGCAAGTTGGATTACCGCCCGAAGAATCTATGGATGTATTTCATAATATTGACGAGGCATTAGAGAAGGATAATAGACACCCAATCCCAACCGGAATTGATGGGTTGGATGCAATGTTAAAAGGTGGTTTAGGTAGAGGTGAATTGGGAGTTGTTTTAGCACCAACAGGTACAGGTAAAACAACACTATTAACACTTTTTTCAAACACCGCCTATAACTACGATTTCAATGTAGTTCAAATATTTTTTGAAGACAATCCATCAAACATTAAAAGGAAACATTTTACAATTTGGACAGGTATTGAACCAGATGAACAACCAAACAACAAAGATGAGGTAAAACAAAAAGTTGAAGAGGTTAGAGCGAGGTGTACCGGTTCATTAAGTATTGTTAAATTACCAAGTGATTCCGTTACTATTTCGGAAATCAAAACAAGAATCAGAAAACACATTTCTGACGGTAAAAAGATTGACCTTTTAGTTATTGATTATGTTGATTGTATAACACCAGAAAGGTCAGTAAATGGTGAAGAATGGAAAGGAGAAGGTTCTATCATGAGAAGTCTTGAATCGATGACAAGTGAATTTGACATAGCAATATGGACGGCAACCCAAGGTAACAGAGATTCGATATCGTCGGAAGTTGTTACTACTGACCAAATGGGTGGTTCAATCAAAAAAGCACAAATTGGTCACGTTGTTTTATCGGTTGGTAAAACATTAGAACAAAAAGAACACAATTTGGCAACTATGACTTTATTAAAATCTAGAATTGGTCAAGATGGTGTGATTTGGCAAAACTGTACATTTGATAATAGATATTTAATTATTAATACCGAATCTCAAAGTACATTATTAGGACATAAAGAAGATGTTCAAAAAGACAACGCAACACGAGCTAAAGATGCATTTATGAAAAGACAAAAGGTCTTGAATCGTGAAAATTAATAACAAAGTAAAATAAAAAAAACAAAACAAGAATATAATTAATTAGTATGGACGAATCACAAAAAATATTATCGGATTTAACAGTATACATGAAGTACGCTAAATACGTTCCCGAATTACAGAGAAGAGAAACATGGGATGAATTGGTGACAAGAAACATGAATATGCACATTAAAAAATTCCCTAAATTAAAAAAGGAAATTAAAGATGTTTACCAGTATGTTTATGACAAAAAAGTTTTACCATCAATGAGGTCGATGCAATTTGGAGGTAAACCAATTGAGATTTCTCCAAATAGAATTTATAACTG